CGGATGCTCGATTAGGCGTTGGAACAACCAATCAGACTTTGATCGTTGATTCCACACAGACAACCGGTCTCAAGTGGGCAGCTTCACCACAATCCACCCTGAGCGCCAAAGGCTCATTGGTCAGCGCTTCGGCCGCCAATACCCTTGCAGAATTGGCAGTCGGCTCCGATGGTCAAACACTCGTAGCCAACTCTGCCGCTACTACAGGCTTGAGTTATGCAGGGAATTACGCGGCAGGTAAGAACAAGATTATCAATGGTGATTTTGGTGTGTGGCAACGAGGAACTTCTGTTGCTATTGCAGGCGCTGGCGTAGGTGGTTTTACATCAGATAGATTTGCTATTTACAATCGCGCTAATCAAGCAATGACTATTAGCCGCCAAGCGACAAACGACACAACTAACCTGCCTTTTATCCAATACTGCGCAAGAGTACAACGCAATTCAGGACAAACAGGAGTACAGAATATTTATTTTGGTACACCTTTAGATACAGCAACATCTGTTCCATTGGCAGGGAAATCCGTCACTCTTTCATTTTACGCACGAAAGGGAGCAGACTACTCTCCAACCAGTTCTATTCTACTCTCTGACATAATGACAGGAACTGGAACAGACCAAAACGGAATTACTGGTGGAACCTACACAGGGTCCGTTGATAACAATCAGAACAACACTTTGACTACTACTTGGCAACGATTTACCCAAACAATCACAGTTCCAGTTACAGCAACAGAAATTACTATTTCATTTTATTGGGTTCCAACAGGAACTGCTGGCACTAACGATTACTTTGAAATCACAGGCGTACAACTAGAAGCAAGTTCAGTCGCTACCGCTTTCCAAACCGCAACTGGCACAGTTCAAGGGGAGTTAGCCGCTTGCCAGCGTTACTACATACGAACAACGGGCAACAATTCATCTGCCTTATTAGGTACTTTAGGTTTTGCTAAATCAACATCTTTAGCAGTTATGCCTTTTGCTTTACCTGTAACAATGCGAGCAGCAGTTACGGCGATTGATACAGGTGGCACACCACAAATTGCAGACGGCAATACAGGCTATTCAGGCGGTACATGGGCTTTGGATACTTCATCATCAACAGGTTGCACCGCTACCTATACTCACGGTTCTGCAACCTTGACGCAGTATCGTCCTTATTTTCCACAGGCATCTACAAGCACTTCCTATATTGGATTTAGTGCAGAACTCTAGGAGATAACAATGGATAAAGTTACTTTTGTAGAACTAGAAAACGCTAATGGCGATTTAGTAGAACACGCCATAATTGACCACGGCAACGAGGAATTTACCTCAATGCTCAAATCAACCTATGACGAACAACAGGCGGCACAAGCCACACTCGCATCCGAGTCAGCACCTACCGCCCAGTAGGGCGTGGCACTTCTCATCCAGCCCCCTTTGGGTGTAAGATTTTTCCTACCTAGAAAGGGGTATGGCGATGGATAAACTACTTAAATTACTTGCAGCGCAAATCTTAGACTTTGATTGCCCAGAGTGTGCCAAAATGGATAGATGTATCAATTCGTTAGAGTGCAGACTCTATGCAGCGGGCCGTAAAGATGCTGCTGATTTGGTGTTGGCGCAACTAGCAGCACACTCCACAGAGAGTTTTGACAAATGACACACGATGAATTGCTGGCAGACTTGACTGAGAGTTTGCCTACTTCTAAGCCATAAACTGCTCCAAACCTAACAACTAAACAATCGGGGGATTGTCATGGAACTTGTACCAATGGAAGAGATTCATCGGCAATTGGCTAATCGGTATTCAACTAGCGGTTATTCCAAACACATCTTGGTCACAGACTGGCAGATCATCAGACGGCTTGGCGCTCATCCGGCACTGGCAACTTATGCCGATTGTGAGCGCGTGGTCTTAGGTGGCACTAAGCAGTCCACAAAGGCTAATTATGTCGCCAGGTTGCGCTCTATTTATAAGCATTTGAACAAGATGGATTTGGTCAACGGCAACAATCCAGCACTTGACCTGCCTCAAGTCAAAGCCGGTCGTGGAGTGCCAAAGCCAGTGACCAAGGCTGAATTTGAGAAGCTACTGGCTGAAGCGAAGCCGCCTTACCGAGATTGGTTCATCCTTGGGGGAATGGCTGGACTTCGAGCGATGGAAGCGGCTCAAATTCAAGGCTCAGACCTTATTGAAGCTGACTCAGGTTATTCCTTGCGAATACTAGGCAAGGGAAATACAGATTTGGTTGTGCCAATTTCACCGATAGTGGCGCAAATGATCAAATCTCACAACACTCTTGGTCGCCTTTGGGAAGTAACCCCAAATAAATTCTCAGCTAGAGCGGCAAATGAAATGCGCCGAGTGCTTGGCAAAGATGCAAAGCATTTCCACAGCCTTCGTCATTATTTTGCGACAAATATGCTGGAGAAATCCGGCGGTGATTTGATCGCCGTCAAGGAACTAATGCGCCACACAAGCGTTGCGACAACACAGATATACACCCAACTTGCTCAAGGTAGAACTCGATCCTTGGTAAATCTCATCGAATAGGAGCCAATCATGGCAGTTACATCTGCACAATACACAGTCACAACATCACCAACAAAGATCGTCAGCGCCGACATTGCTGCTGAAATGGTCTATGTTCACAGTGAAACTGCAATTGTTTATCTTGGCGGTGACAATACAGTTTCATCAACCACTGGTTACAAACTAGATGTGAATGACAAAATTTCCCTAGCCAACCATGAAGGTGAAATCTGGGCAGTCTCAGCTTCTTCTTCATCGATTTCGATTTTAGTCATTACGCGATGAATTCAGACATCGCAACAGTCATCTATTCTTATTTTTTTGTTTTCATTACTTTCTTTGCTGGTCTTGGGATTTTAGCCAAGCACACGATCAAGAAACATACCGAAGGCATTGAAGACAAATTGGCAAAGATTGAATATGCGCTTTTCAACGATGGACAAACTGGCCTAATCAACAAGGTTGATCAATTGATTGAAAATCAAAACATTATCAAGATTGATGTTGAAGTTATGAAGGCAATTACCGAAGCCAAGCCAACTCGCACTCGGAAGGCATAATGACCGGCAACGATGTTTTGAAAGCGGCTCAATCCAAACTTGGCACTGTCGAAAAAGGTGGCAAGGATGGCAAGTCAGGAAATATCGTTGAATTTTGGGATTGGTGGAAGAAGGTCGTTGGCGAAAATGGCCAAGGTCAAAGTTGGTGCGCGGTGTTCGTTTCCTGGACATTTGCCCAATGCGCGGCTTCCTCACTGATTGCCGCCAAGAACAAGTTTGGCTTTATCTATTGTCCAGATGGCGTTGCCTACTTCAAAAAGCGCAATGCGCTTATTGAACCGCACAAGGCATTGCCTGGCGACATTGTCTTCTTCGATTGGGAAGGCAAAGGCATTGCCGATCATGTTGGCATTGTGGAAAGCGTTGCCGCTGATCATCTAAACACCATTGAAGGCAACACATCGCCGGAAGGCGTTGCTGGTAGCCAACAAAACGGAGGTGGCGTTTATCGCCGCAAACGATATTTCGGAAAGACAATCATTGCGGTTGCGCGACCAGCGTGGCCGATTATCACACCAACCAAATAAGGGAAACCATGAAAATAAATAATGCCGCACTCGCTTCATACGCTCGATCATTTCTAGCCGTAGCAATCACAGCAATCGTTTCACTAGGCAAATCTCCAATTGACTTTTCCACATCTGATTGGAAACACGCCGCAAATGCAATTTGGATTGCAACAATTCCAGTAATCATCCGCGCTGTAAATCCAAAAGATTCACTTACAATCACCAAATAATTGACAACCAGGGGCGTAGTTCTCAACACAGAAACTAAGCTCGCAGCGTTACTACTCGCCGAGGCATCTTTCCAGAAGTATTCTAAAGTTTTCGGGCATTACCGAAACACAACGAATTCACATTTGGTTGGTCGCCTCGGCGAATTTGCCACATATACTCATTTGAAAAATCAAGGGCTAAACCCGATTCCGCACTTTCTTGAATTGAACAAAATTCAAAATTGCGACATTGATTCAAGGGTTGGGCGCATTGAGGTCAAAACTTGGAAAGCCGAGTTTTGGGATGATTGGGGCAGGTGCGTGAGCGTGAGCCAATTGGCTTCGGTCAAGCGCAAGGCCGATTTGATCATTTGGTGCGTTGCTGATGAGATAGAGTCAGACACTCCAAAAATTGAATTCAAGGGGTGGAGCGAGGTTAGCGATATTGAGAACCTTGAGCCTAAGATGACCGGCAAGGAAAGTAGGCAAATCTATAACTATCAATTTGATGAGGCGAGTCTCAATTCAATTGATTCACTAATAACCAGGGAGATAAATGAACAGGGAAGAAACATTGCAGGAGGCAATTCGTCTGACAATGGGTGATCGAAATAAATCTTACGATGACCCTTTTCCAAATCATGACAGAATTGCAAAGATTTGGTCAGTTATTCTTGGCGTGGAAATTGATGCCGCTCAAGTTGCGCTTTGCATGGCTGGATTGAAATTGGCAAGGTTGGCTTACAAATACGATGACGATTCTTTCATTGACTTAGCCGCTTACGCCGCAATTGCAAATGAGGTTCGGCGATGAAGGATATGGCGATCATTGTGCCGACAAGAGGGCGACCTTCCAACATTGAGGATTTGCTTTTTTCCTTACAAGAAACCGACACAGTCTCCGACCTTGTGATTGTTGTTGACGATGATGACCCTGAGATTGACCACTATCGCGAGCTATCGCCGGCGCAAATGATTGTGTTGCCACGCGAAGGCAAAGGCATGGCCAAGCCATTGAATAAGGCTTCGTCAATGCTTTGCGATGACTACCGCCACTTTTGTTTCATTGGCGATGACCATCGACCACGCACACAGGCGTGGGACAAACTATTTATTGACGAACTAGATCGCCTCGGTGTTGGTCTGGTCTATGGCAATGACCTACTGCAAGGCGAGGGCTTAGCCACTGCCGTTGCGATGACTGGCAACATTGTCAAAGCACTCGGCGGCATGGTTCCACCTGGTCTGATCCATCTTTACCTCGACAATTTTTGGATGAAACTTGGCAAAGACTTGGGCGCGATGACTTACTTGCCCGAAGTAATCCTTGAACACCTTCACCCAATTGCCGGCAAAGCCGAATGGGATGAAGGATACAAAGCGGTGAACGCGGAGGAAGTTTATTCTGCCGATGCCAAAGCATTTGATGAATACATAAATGGCGCGGCTTATGTTGAGTTATTGACGGCGCTCAAATGAGAATTCTTATCACAGGCGATGCTGGATTTGTTGGCCGTCACTTCAAACACAAGTTGCTCAATTTAGGTCACGATGTCGTTGGCGTGGATATTGTCAACGGCGTAGATGCCAGAGATTTCTTTCGCAATGACAACACTCGATTTGATCAAGTCATTCACTTAGCGGCAGTCGTTGGCGGTCGCAAGATGATTGAAGGCTCACCACTTGCGCTCGCCGTTGACTTGGCTATTGATGCAGAGCTGTTCGGTTGGGCGCTTAGAACCGATCCTGGCTGTATTGTTTACTTCTCATCATCGGCTGCCTATCCTGTTGCACTTCAAAAGGATCATGGCTGGATGATGCAAGAGCGCGACATTGACTTGAACAAAATCCGAACTCCTGACCTGTCTTATGGTTGGGCAAAGTTGACCGGCGAGATGCTTGCTTCTCACGCTAGGCAACAAGGATTGACTGTTCATGTCTATCGGCCATTTTCAGGATATGGAACCGATCAAGCTCTTGACTATCCATTCCCATCATTTATTGAACGCGGCAAGCGCAAAGCCGATCCATTTCAAATTTGGGGCGATGGCACACAAGTCCGAGATTTCATCCACATTGATGACATAGTCAATGCCACTTTTGCCGGTTGCGATGCCAATATCGAAACTGCCAATCTCTGCTCAGGTCGGCCAACTTCATTCAATGAATTGGCGCGGATGGTTGGCGATGCTGTTGGCTATGACTTTGACATCGAACACCTTGAGGCTGAGCCAACTGGCGTGGCCTATCGAGTCGGCGATCCGACATTCATGAACACCTTCTATAAGGCGAAAATCAGCCTTGAGGAAGGCATCCAACGCGCTCTCGCTGGCTAGTAGCCGCCTCGCCTGGCTCGCCAGCCTGATAGCAAAAGACCCTCATTGCCCGACTACGGTTGGCGGTGGGGGTCTTTTGCGCTTGCCTGTGGATAACTTGTGAGGAACGACACGCCGAAATTGAGTCGTTGCAATTGTTCAAAATTTGACTTGTCGGGTGTATTCTTTCACTCAAGAGCAGAAACAAGGATTCTGCGCCAACCGAAAGGCAAGACAAAATGGCTACAACTTCACAATTAGTTCAATCACAAATAAAAGTTGACTCATCAATACTTTGGGTCTCAGACAATGGCGATGTTACTTGCGCCGAACACGCAGGAATGTATTTGCGTTCTTCAATTGAAGCAAAACCAAAAGCACAGTCACATAGGACACCACTTGGAACTTGGGATGCTTATGCTTCAAATTTACTTGGTGGACTTCCTTGTTCAACTTGCGTTGATTGGATGACATTGGATTTGAATGATGTGAGTGCATAATGATGTGCGAATTTTGCGGAAATCATAAGACTGTTTTTGTAACAGAAATTGATGAAAGATATGTTCCTATTTGTAAAATTTGCAATAAAAAATGGCAATTAGATGCAAAGGCGGTTGCATAATGGCAACAGAAATAAAGACAGAGATGCGACAATATGTTTATCGCACGATCGACACAGAAAAACTTGAACTGCTTGGACATCATTCAACTATTGCAACAATTACAAAAGATGAAGCGCTGGAATTAGCGCAATCACTAATTATTGCCGCGATGGACAAAGATTCAGAAAATGTGCGCGTTTCATTTGAAATGAAAAATCCAACTCGCATTGGTGATTCTCCTGAACTTTCTTTATATTTTGGAAGCGGTCTTGGTTTTTATGTCAAACCAAAATTACATTGGGCAACTGTTGAAGGGCATCAAATTTTTGAACTTTCAAATGAATGGTTGCGTGATAACTAATGTCAATCTTTCAAGTTGATCCTTATGTGGTCATCTGCAATTTGGAGTTCTAATGCTCACAATTCTTGCAATCATCGGAATCACCATTGTCTTGATGCCATTGCTTCTTTGGCTAGATCGCAACTCCATTGACTCAGATGAATTCCAATCAGTTGAAGATTGGCACAATTTCCGCAAAACGCTAGGGGACAAATAATGGCTTGGAATATCTTGGCAATATCACTTTTA